ATTCAGGTTTAAGAGACTTTGGGATATGGCTTGAAAGGGAAGTGAAAGAAGCGGCAGATGAATCATTTTTAACTATGTTAAGGGAGAATAAAGATGGCAGATGACACCACCCAGACTGACGATGTAACCACGGACGATACAACCCAGACTGATGACACCACCCAGACTGACGATAATACAAACGTCGATCAGACTGGTGATGATACTCAGACAGATGACACCACGGACGATACAACCCAGACTGACGATGATACGTCAACTGAAGGTATTACCTATGCCGATTTTGAGCCGAAAGAAGGTATGGAGATTGACACTGATGCCGTTACCATGGCAACACCCCTGTTTAAAGAATTGGGTCTTGACCAGGCACAGGCACAGAAAGTTGTTGATGTCTATTCGGATCTTGTCCAGGCGGGTACACAGAAACAGGTTGATGCATTCAATGAGCAGGTTGGCAAGTGGCGTGAGGATTCCAAAAACGACAGTGAGTTCGGCGGCGATAAATTCGATGAGAATATTGGATTTGCACAGGCCGCTGTCAACAAGTTTGGAACCCCGGAGTTGAAACAGTTAATGGAAGATTACGGAATTGGTAATCATCCTGAAGTTATTCGTTTTATGGTGAAGGTTGGAAAGTTGACTGCTGAAGATGTACCCGGTGACGATACTGCCGGAACTCCCGCAAAAGCAACTGATCGTGTTTCAATTCTTTACCCTAATGCGAGAAAATCTTAAATTAAGGAGAATTGAAAATGGCAACACTTGGTAACAGTTTTGTTGATTTGATCGACATTTACAAGCAGCAGGATGGGCGGGGGCAGTTCGTACCGATCATTGAAATGCTGATGGAAATGAACCCGATTCTGGACGACGCGATTGCAGTTGAATGTAACAAAGGAACCACTCATCTGCACACTGTCAGAACCGGTCTTCCTTCTGTGACATGGGGTAAACTTTACAAGGGTATTCCCAACAGCAAGAGCGGCAAGGCACAGGTTGAAGATACCACCGTTTTTGTTGAAGGTCTGAGCACCATTGATAAACGACTGCTGGATCTTTCCACCAACGAAGGTGCTGTGAGACTCGGTGAAGCGCAGGCGTTTCTTGAGTCAATGAGTCAGGAAGTTGCAGATAAAATGTTCTACGGGAACACTGCATCTGATCCTGAAGAGTTCATGGGTCTTGCACCCAGGTTCAATGACCTCAGTGCAGCCAATGGGAACCAGATCATTGACGCCGGTGGAACCGGAACAGATAACACCTCGATGTGGTTTGTGACATGGGGTGACAATCAGTGCAACCTTCTGTATCCCAAAGGCACCCAGGCAGGTGTCCAGCGTGAAGACAAAGGTGAACAGCGCGTGGTTGATGGTGACGGAAATGCCTACTATGCTATGGAAGAACTTTTCACCTGGCATGTTGGCCTTGCAGTGAAAGATTGGCGGTATGTTTCCCGTGTTGCCAATATTGATGTCAGTAATATGGCGGCAGGTTCTGTTGCACTTTACGACTTCATGAGAAAGGCATACTACCAGCTTCAGAATCGCCGGGTGGCCGGTGGCAAGCTTTGCATTTACTGCAATCGCGACGTTCTAGAAGCACTGGATGCCCTTGCAACCAACGCCGGTGCCTCTGACAGTTACATTCGTCTGAAACCGATGGAGATCCAGGGTGAGGAAATCATGACTTACCGTGGTATTCCCATCCGTGAAACTGACGCTCTGCTGAACACTGAAGCCAGGGTCACTTAATCCCGGTTTGATGCAGTGATTGAAAAGCATTGAATATTTAAACAAGGAGATATAAAAATGATTTTTTCTGCTGAACAGCTTTTTTCAGATGATCAGGTAATCACGGTGAGTGCTGATTCCACCAATGTCATCGATCTTGGAGCGCCGGGAACCCCATATGATGCCAAGACCAATCTGAATCAGGACATCGGTAAAGGAAACAAAGTTCCCCTTCTGGTCCAGGTGACTGAAGATTTTGCGGCCGGTACATCCGGTGCAGGTACTTTGACCGTCAACATTTCAAAAGGGTCTGCCGCCAGTTTGGGAACAACTGTTGTTTCAGTCGGTCCCATCGGTGAAGCCGATCTTGTTGCGGGGTATCAGATCCCCATCGAAGTGCTGCCCAATCAGATTGATGAACGGTATCTGGGTATTGAATATGTCGTTGCCAGTGGTCCCATGACCGCAGGTAAAGTCACAGCCGGTATCACCATGGGGAACCAGACCAACATCACCGGTGCATAATTAAAACCTAAACGGTTTGATTTTTCAATCAAATGGGGTTACTATGACGTTAATCGTTTTTCAGTAATCCCATTTTTTTTATTTAAGGAGAAATAAAATGCCCAGGTACAAAGTTAAAGAAAAAGGTTTTTACAACAGTAAAACTTACGATCCGAATGGCAAACGTCCGTTTCTTTACACTGACAAGCCGTTGAAGCCTGTCCCTTCATGGCTTGAACCCATGAAAGCAGAAACAGCAGCACAGAAGAAAAAACGACTTGCGGCAGAGAAGAAAGCCGCAAAAGAAGCAGAGAAGAAAGCCAAATCGGACCAGAAGGATATCGATGATCTGACTTTCATGGGTGATGGTCAGAAAGCCGATTCCACTGTCGAAACCCTTTAATAAAGGAATTGTATCATGGCTGATGCGGTTGAGATTTGCAATTTGGCTTTGAGCAATATCCGGGCGGGGAGTATCAATTCACTCACCGAAGCGAGTAAACAAGCCCAGATATGTAAGCTTAAATACCCGTTCATGAGAGATCGTTGTCTTCGTGATCCGGGTTGGAATTTCAACAGAACCATTGTTACTTTGGCATCTTCCAGTGTTGATATTTACAATTGGGCGTATTCGTATTCATACCCCGTGGATTGCCTCAAAATTCACCGTATCATCCCCGAATATGAAGAAGTCACCGGTGATGCTTCAGTGGTTTCACGACTGATTGACACACAGCTTCTGCCCATTACGAGTTACAGGCGGCAGGTTGAATATGAGGTGTTCAACTTTAACAATGCAAAGATCATCGGTGCCAACGAATCCGGCTTGCGCATTGATTACAGTATCAAGATTACTGATCCCAATTTGTTTAGTGATGATTTCATTCTGGCACTGTCTCATTTACTTGCTTCTGAAATTGCGATTCCCATCATTGGTGTTGAAAAAGGGCGGCAGTTGAGATCTGACTCGTTGCAGATTTATGAAGAGTATCTCAGATCTGCAACTGCTGATGATATGAATGATGGTTATCTTGAACCGGATGACAGTGAATATGTGACTGTAAGGAGATAAGTGTGACTGAGATAATTCAAAGGTCGTTCACATCCGGTGAAATATCGCCTTCCCTGCAATCAAGAGCGGATACAGTAAAATACGCCACGGGTTTGAATCTGTGTGAAAACTTCTTCATTAAAGCCCAAGGTGGTGCATATTCAAGACCCGGTTTCAAGTTTATTAACACTCTTAATGATCAATCTAAAAAAGGCATTCTAAAGCGTTTTATTTTCAACACTGAGCAGACATACATGCTTGTCTTTGAGGATCTGAAACTCAGGGTCATTAAGGATGGCGGGTTTGTTTTAAAACAGGCAACCATTACAAATGTGACTCAAGCCAACCCTGCTGTTGTCACTGCCGCAAATACTTTTTCTAACGGCGAACAGGTGACGATCACCAATGTTGTTGGAATGACTGAGTTGAACGGTAACACCTATACTGTGGCAAATGCAACTGCTTCGAATTTTGAATTATTAGGGGTGGACAGTACGGCATACACCGCTTATGTATCTGGTGGTGATGCGGTCAGTGATGCCATTTTTGAATTGGCAACCCCTTACACTGAAGCGCAACTTCCATTTTTAGGCTTCACTCAATCAGCAGATGTCATGACTATTGTTCATCCTTCCCATGATCCGAGAAACCTTAACAGACTGGCAGATGCAAATTGGACTCTGACAGTCATTGATTACACATCAAGTGTGACTGCTCCTGTGATCAGTTCGGTGGTGGCAGTTGGTTCTGGCGCTGGTACTTACAATAAAACTTACGAATACGTTGTCACTGCTGTTGATGAGGATGGTATCGAATCCCTTGCTTCAGCGTCACAAAGTATAACAACAGCATCCTTGTCTGCTACAGCCGGGGTAAGAATTACATGGGGTGCTGTGGCGGGTGCTGAATATTACCGGGTTTATAAAGATCCGTCTGTCGGCACCAGTCTTTACGGGTGGATTGGAAATTCAAATAATACGTCGTTTGATGATTACAATGTTGCCCCTATAACCAGTGACGCACCACCTGAAGATCGAACACCTTTCGACGGTGCTGATAATAAACCGTCTGCTGTAAATTATTACCAGCAAAGACAAATATTTGCCAATACGACAAATGAACCCCAGGCAACTTTCACCACTCAAACCGGTAACTATTCATCCTTGAGAACATCAAATCCTGCAAGAGATGATGACGCGATTACGTTCACAATTGCTGGTCAGCAGGTGAATGAGATCCGTCACATTGTGGCTGTGAATAGTTTAATCCTTCTCACTTCCGGTGCCGAATGGAAAGTCACAGAAGGTCAAGATCAGGTTTTAACTCCCGCAACGGTCGGTGTAAAACCTCAGTCATACAACGGTGCTTCCAGGGTGCCGCCTGTGATTGTCAATGCCACTGTGATTTATGTTCAGGAAAAAGGTGCCAGGATCAGGGATCTTGCTTATGAATTTGTAAATGACAATTACACCGGTAATGATCTTTCATTGATGTCACAGCATCTCTTTGAAAATTATGAAATCGTGTCAATGGCTTTTGCCGGGGAACCATACAGCATCATCTGGTGTGTTCGCGACGATGGGGTGCTTTTGGGTCTTACATACCAGAGAGAACATCAGGTGTGGGGATGGCATCAGCACACAACAGAAGGTGAATTTGAATGGGTTGAAACTGTCACTGAAGGTGACATGGATGTTGTATATGCCATTGTGAAACGAACAATAAATGGTGCGACGAAGCGATATGTCGAACGTTTAGAACCCAGAGAAGAAACAGAAGCGGAAGATTGTTTTTATGTCGATTCCGGTCTTTCTTATAATGGGACTTCGACCACTTCAATTTCTGGCCTGGATCATCTTGAAGGTGAAGAAGTTATTGTTCTGGCTGACGGAAATGTGGTTGAAGGTTTGACAGTATCCAGTGGAGCAATAGAATTGCCCAGAGCGGCAAGTAAAGTTGCTGCGGGGTTGACATATACACCCGCCCTTGAAACACTCGATATTGACACAGCATCGACACAACAGACGGTTAAATCTAAATCTGTGTCTGTATCAAAGGTCTATCTTGAAGTTGAAAAATCACGCGGTGGATGGGTTAGTCCAAGGTCAGATGTTGAGTCTGGTTACACGCCGGAAATTTACGAGATCAAGCCCAGGTTTCAGAGTGATGATTATGATTCAATTGAATTGAAAACCTTCAAACAGGAACTTATGATAGACCCAATGTGGTCTAAAGGCGGCGGTTTACGAATCGAACAAAGATCGCCACTGCCTTTATCCATTCTGTCCATCATACCTGATGTTGATGTTGGAGATAATTAATGATAAATTTCATAAACCCGACTGATGAATTAATTGAAATAATGGCACAGGATATGCGGAAATCTGACAGAATTGAAGTGATGGCTTCTCATGGTCATGAACCACTGGAAGCTTTGAAGTATTCAAGAGATAATTCGGATTATGTCACAATGGTAATGAGTGGTAATATCCCAATGTGCATGTTTGGTGTTTCGATATCGAATGTGACAACTGGTCTGGGTCATCCCTGGTTACTGTCATCAAATGAGATCTTCAGCAATAAGGAATATTTTCTGAAAAATGCACCGGGTGTCATTGAAGATATGATCGCGGTCTGTCCACGCCTGGTGAATTATGTTCATCATGAAAACAAGGTGAGTATTGAATGGTTGAAGTCATTGGGTTTTACAATCGAAAATCCTGAACCTCACGGTGTTAAAAATGACTTGTTTCATAAATTTCATATGGGGGTTGTCTGATGTGTAATCCAGCATTTATTGGTATGGCTGTTCAAGGTGGCAATCTGTTAATGCAGGGTATGTCAGGTGCGGCAAGTAAAAAACAGCAAGCCGCCACTGATCGATATAACGCAAGAATTCTTGAAAATGACGCGGAGAGAATCCGGACAACAGCGACCGAAGAAGAAAACATTCAACGTTTAAAAACCGCTCAATTACTCGGTACTCAAAGAGCACAACTTGGTGCCGCCGGTGTTCAGTTGGGAACAGGTTCCGCTTTACAGCTTCAGGAAGATACTGTTTCGCTTGGTGAGGCTGACGCATTGAGGATCAGGACAAGAGGGACAGAAGAGGTTGAAGCTTTGAGTACCCAGGCAGGTTATCTGAAAGAACGTGCTGATATTTTAGAAGAACCCGGTATTCTCGGAAAAATCAGTGAGAAGACAAGGGATCTGTCCGGTGTTAGTGGCATCATGTTAGGTGCCACGGTAGGCGATCCAATCGCAGGAGTATCTGCTAAATGGTTCACTGAGGAAAGTACGCTGTTTGCAGAAGAACAAGGAATAATGTTTTAATATCAAAGGTGCTTTATGCCGAAAGTTGCACAGTATTCAATAGGTCAGGTTTCACCGGGTACGGTCAGAACACCATTAAGACCCACTATGCCTGTATCAACTGATTTTGCTTTTCTGTCTAAGGGATTATCTTTCGCCGGTGGGGTAGCGATTGATGTTCAGAATCGCATAAACACCACTTCAGCAGAAGAGGCGTTAAATAATTTCGAGAAGGCAAAGAATGATGTGCTGTTCAATCCTGATTCTGGTTATTTTAACACTCAGGGTCGGAATGCCTATGATAATGCATCGAGTACCATGCAGACGCTTCAGAAGCTGAAAAATCAGTTCGGTGACGGTTTGAATTCTCAGGCAAGGCAGATGTTTAATAAAGCGGCAAATCAGCATTTAAACCGCTCTGGCGTTGATATAATGAGACATTCTTCCAAGGGATTACGAGCCTGGGAGATCGCCACCATCGAAACCCAGGTTGAAAACACCATGGAGAATGCTTCTCTTTACTGGAATAATCCGAAAGATTTAAAAATTCAACGGATACTCGGTGAAGAAGCTATTCGTGAATCTGCGAAATTGACAGGTATCGGTGCCGAAGCAACCAATGAAAAATTGCAAACTTACAGATCAAAATTTATCAGTGCCGCTGTTGAAGCAGCAACTGTTAACTCATCCACTGAAGGTCAGAAGATTCTTGATGACAATGAGGACATGCTTGAAGGACAGGACAGGATCAATCTGCAAAAAGCCATTGATAAAAAACAGGAGATTGAAAAGTCAGAATTCGACGCGAGACAGGCAGTATTGATTGCTGATAGACTGGTCGGTGAGTATGACACCCGGCGTGAGATTAAAGAACAGTTAGATGAAATTGAAGATCCTGAGTTCAGAAAAAAAGTTATGAATGAAGCAATGTCCCGTTACAGTCGGAAAAGACAAATGGAGCAGGAAGAACGTGGCGATGCTTTTGAAGATGTTGAACAGTTCATTATGCAGGGTGGTAGCGCTGTAGAATATCAGACACAGAACCCGGAGCAATGGGCGAAACTTTCCCCTGGCCAGCAGAGTAAATTGACTAAAGATCAACCTATTCAAACCAACTGGAACACTTACTCAGGACTGATGACAATGCCTAAAGAGGCACTTGCTAAAATTAACCCGGTGGATTATTTTGATCAACTCGGACAAACCGAAAGACGTTCTCTGATCAGCGCTGTAAAAACTGCCAAAGGTGGTGGTTCTAAAAATGAGAAAGTTGATGCTCAAGTCGGACGGACCAGGACCGCACAGATTAAATCAGCAGTGGATCAGATTTTCGGATTTTCAAAAGACCGGAAAGAAAAAGACCTTCCCAGAGTTGATGCTTTTTATTCCCTTGTTGATTCTGAAGTCAGATACAGAGAAGATGTTAAGGGATCCAAATTGACATCTGCTGAATTTACTGAAGTATTGGCGGGGTTCACCAGGGATGTGGTGAAAGAACGTCCGATTATATGGGATAGAACAATAGGATTTGAAGACATCCCCACTGAGCATGTCCAGGCGCTCACTGATCAACTTAGAGCGCAGAATATACCGGTTACAACAGACAATCTTATTCGTCTTTATGATCAGGCTACCAAGACCAAAAAGAAAGTGAAAATAGAAGACCGAAACCCGGCATCTCTTAACATAGGTGGAATGTAAATGGTTGAACTGAATTTTGAAAATGTTAATTGGGGTGATTTTGAACAGGTCCAGCAAGAGACAATCGAACAGCCTTTACGGGCAACAATGAGTGAAGCTGTCAAAGTCAACCCGGATCAGCAGGCCCATATTAAAAAACTAAGTGATCAGTCTGGTGTTCCTCAGTTTGCAGTTGAGTCAGACCCTGCTGAAGTTGAGTCTGAATTGAATTTCAATAATATTGATTACAGTCAGATGTCAAAGCGATCACCGTTGACATCTGAATATTTGGTTGATTATAACAATGCCTCTATTGCTCATGATGATATTGATGTCATGGAGTCTATTGAAGACGTTTTCAATTTCAGAAAGACATTTGAAAATATCGGTGAATCAATTAAACAATCGTTTAAAAGTCAAGTTCAGGGTTTAACTGTCGCTGGTGTTGATGCAGCACCGACGAAGATTGAAGATCTGATTCCTGCGACTGCTTTGCCTGTTGGAATGGAAAATGAAGCATTTGAAATTTCCAAAAATTTTGCCGCTAATTTTGGTATTGAATCTGATGAAGATCTAGAACAGGCTAAAAATGAAGCAGTTGAAAGCATACTCACCAGGTTGCGTGAAACAGAAGCGATTAAAAAGAAACTACAACCTGAAGATTTGAATTTGCTTGAACAGGGTGTCAGGGGTGGTGTTGAATCTCTGGCAAACATGGCACCGGGTTTCGGTTTGATGTTGTTGTCAGGTGGTGGTGCCACCCCGTTGCTTGCCACTATTGGAATTCAGTCTTTCGGCGGCAGTTATGCAGAAGCCAGGGCCGAAGGTCTTTCTCCTGAAAAAGCTCAATGGTTCGCCGCAATCGATGCGGCAATTGAAGTAGGAACTGAACTTCTTCCTGTAAAAACTCTTGAAAATTTCATCACCGGTGAAACAAAGGGTTTGGGCAAGAAGGCTTTAAAATTCGCATTACAGGAAATGGGAACTGAGCAACTTGCTACTCTGGGGCAGAGTTTAAATCAATATGTTTTCGGTCTGGATGAGCAGATGGAACAGGCTCAGACTGTCGATGAAATGATTAATATTCAGATGCAGAGACAGGCTGTGACTGCCATTGCAACAGTGGTTGCCGGGGGTGCTCAGATCGGTATTGCTACCGGAGTCAGAAAAGGCGTGGAAGCTATTCAGAGTGATGAACAGAAGAAGCAACAGGAATATGTTGCTGACCAGCAGACCATTGACCGGCTGAATGAACAATCCGAGAAATCGAAACTCAAGTCCCGTGACAAAGAATCATTCAGGCAGTTTGTTGAAAAGGCAGATGACGGAAGTAACACCACGGTATTTATCGATGGTTCCCAGGTTGCTTTGTATCTTCAGGAAAAGACCCCTGACGAAATAGAAGCAGATCCGGCATTGCAGATACTTGACGAACAGGTGCGTGAAGCCGCTGCATCTGGTGGTGAGGTCCAGATCCCGGTTGCAGATTTCGCAACTGATATTGCCGGTACTGAACATTTCAAAGCATTGCGTGACAGTATGACGATGAGTGAAAACACTGTATCACCGTTCAGACAGGAACAGGCGCAGGTTGAAACTCAGGGTTACATTCAACGGATGATGGCAGAAGCCCAGGAGAATGCAAGCGAGTACATTGAAGCGCAGGAGATCTATCAAACTGTCAGACAGCAGTTGATTCACACAGCCAGGGTTGCCCCTCAGGAGGCTTTAGTCGTGGCACAGTTGGTGCCTGCATGGGCAACTGCAAAAGCACAGCGTGAAAACAAGACGGTGCAAC